AATATAGTAAGACTGTAAAGGAGAAAGAAATGTATGCAGCTCAAGTTCATGCGTCAGATGTTGAAGGTTTTTGGCTTACGCCTAACTGTCCTTCGATCAAGCATCTTGAAGCTTATCTGACAAAAGCGTTCGCTGATGACGGCAAAAGGCCGTTGCTTTGCGACCCTGACGTCGTCGACCAGATCGTCGTTTTAAAAGCGCGTAAATACAAAATGCCTCAGATCCACGGTTACTACGACTGGGTCAACGGTAAGTTGAAGCTCGATCGTAATAAGCCGATCGGTGTTCATAACGCGATCTTTTTTGGAGAGACCGATGATTGACGTGAAAAAGTGCTCAGAGTGCGGCGAAGACGCTACTGTCGGTGCTGGTGGTTCATCGCCTTGGTATTACTGTGCTCTGTGTTGGTTAAAAAAATACGCCAGAAAGAGGAGGCACTGATGACTGAAAAAGACCCCTTCATGCACGATATCGCGGAGGCGATCAGTTATCTAACTTACGCTGAGATCGATCAACTCGTTGACGCGATGTTTGTCAAAAGCGATACCCTGCCATACACTTTTATGAAAGCTATGGCGTCTAACCTCAAAGTAAGGGAGCGGACAGAAAATGAAGTGCTCGATTTGTTACGGTGATGTCGATGAACAAAAACTTCCGAATGGCGAAGTTTATTGGTCGGAGGGCCATAGTGCGTGGCCGGTTAATGATGGGCGTTGTTGTACGCGCTGTAACGACAGCGTTGTCATCCGCGCGAGGATCAACCAAATGGGTCAACAAGTTCAGGGAAACGGACATGGAACATCAAAGTAAGCCTCTTATGCGGTCGCTCATGTACCTACACATGAACCAAACAACTAATGGTAATCGTGCACCGATCTCCCCCGAGAAAACAAGGAGGCACAGCACGTGGCTCGTTTGGGTTCTCTACTTCATCATCGCATACCTCTTGGTAGCCTTGATCATCACCAATGGCTTCTGAACTCCCAACCTTTGGTGATCCCGGAACTATTCAGGGGGCATTGGATGCTGACCAATGCCCTCGTTGTTTAGTCGCATTTCGTGAACCAAAGAAAAATGGTGTGGCTCACTGTCTCGTTTGTAACTTGACCGTCAGTGATAATTTTGCGCGTAAAGGGCAACGCTTTGACGTTTTATTCCCGCGTATTGCATACTATAGTAATAAAGTAAGAAGTAAGCTATGCAATCAAAGGAGAAAGTGACATGGCACATTTAGTTGAAACAATGGCGTATGCAGGAGCAGTTCCTTGGCATGGTCTTGGTGTTCCGGTTGAGGCTGACTTGACCCCTATCGAGATGATGCAAGCCGCTGATCTGGATTGGACCGTTTCGAAGCGTCCTGCTTATACCCTCACCGAGAGCGAGTGGCATGAGGGTGTCGGCGTTATGGTCGCGGATGGACACCACTTTATTACGCGCGATAGCGATAACCGCATCCTTTCGCATTGTGGTGACGACTACGTCCCTATCCAAAACGAGCAGATCTTCGACTTCTTCAAGAAGTTCACGGAGGCTGGTCACATGACTATGGAGACAGCTGGTTCGCTTCGCAGCGGTTCGGAAGTTTGGGGTCTTGCTAAGATTTCCGCCGACTTCCAGTTGCCGGGTGGCGATGAGGTCAAGGGTTACCTCTTGATTAACCAGCCGCACGTCGCCGGTAAGGCAATGGTCATCAAGTTCACACCGATCCGTGTCGTATGTAACAATACATTGACCGTCGCCCTAAACGACGGCGGTGCAGCGTTCCGTATGCCGCATATCCGTGAGTTCGATATGGATGTCCGTCAAGCTGCAGAAGAGGCTCTTGGTCTTTCTAAGGCTCGCCAGCAGGAGTTCAAGGAGCAAGCTGAGTTCCTCGCTTCGAAGCAGTTCACTGGTGAGTCGGTCGCTAATTTCGTTGCCGAGTTGTACCAGAAAGATCTGTTCGTCGAAAAGGCCAAAGACCCGCAGCTGATCATGCGTGAGAAGTTTACGCGCACAGCCGATATGGTCATGACCGCGATCGACCAGTCGCCCGGTGCTACGCTCAAAGCAGCCAAGGGTACATGGTGGGGTGCACTAAATGGTGTGACCTTTGTCGAGGATCATATGCGTCGCGGTCAGGAGACCGGTAACGCTATGCACTCAGCTTGGTTTGGTGCCGGTGCTTCGCGTAAGGCCCGTGGTCTTCAGAAAGCTATCGAGTATGCAGAAGCTGCTTGATTACCGTCCCTAAGTTGTGATGGGATGGTGGGGCCAGTGTGCGTAACACTGGCCCCTTCTCAACAGGAGAAAGAATGATGTACGCGATGTATTCCGAAGACGTCAATACGCAAAAGCGTAAATTTATGGGTGGGCTTTGGCTCTCTCTTGCCGAGGCCGCTAACTATGCCGACCAGCTCATCGAGCTTGATACTTGGCCCCATGGTACGGTAGCGATTGCCGTAGATTTGCAAGACGATTTTAACACCTATCAATACCTCTACGACATCGACAGCACGTGGGAACACTGCGGTCGCATGATCCACGAAATCAACTAATCTTTGCTTGGGGGCTTCGGCCCCCAATGCTCTCCCCGTAGGTTTGAGTGAGTGACTCGTGTAAACCTCCATCATAATCTCATAATGTCATAATTTCTTTGTAAGTGTCTCTTTTACCTTGGTTCTTGGTTATGAGAACATGGTTTATGGTTATCATAACAGTCTCGAACGATAAGCCGTCGCGGAGCAATCTTTCTAATTATATTCTAAAACTCACTGGAGATTGACATTGCGGACGGTAAGATTTGCTGGTATCTTTACTTTGTTAAGTAAAGGAGAACAGCTTGGCAAACATGAATCCCACGCGTCCGAAAAACCCTCCAACCACTTTGGAATCGCTGGAGTACACTCCACTTGAGCCATCTGAGTGTGGTGCGTATTGGGTTACGCCCGATGGTAAGAGACATCGTCCTTTGTCTCCAGCCCACAAAAAGTTCTGTCGTTTGTATGTGCAGGGGCTGTCTGGGGCAGAAGCCGCCCGACGTGCAGGTTTCACAAAACACAAATATGGCGCAAAAGCTCAAGGTTCTGCTCTGCTTCGCAGGAATCCTCTCATCGCTAATCATATCATCGAGCTGCTTCAAAAAGAGCGTGAACGTGCTACCGTCTCGATGGACTCGCATCTTACTGAACTTTCCCGGCTTCGTGACGAAGCGGTCGATTCCGGTCAAATATCCTCGGCTATCTCTGCCGAGGTCTCGCGGGGCAGGGCGGCGGGTCTGTATATCGAGAAGAAGGAGGTGACCGTCAATAAGGTCGAGTCGATGTCCGATGAAGAACTAAGATCAAAGTTACAAGATCTGTTGGACGGCAGCAATATTCAAGTAGTGGACGATGTATCATACCGAGAAGAAACTTTACCAAGCATTGAAGACCAATCTACCCAAGGTCCATTGGCAGAGGATCGAGACGGGAGCGCTGCAACAGGGAGTACCTGATGTCAACGGTTGTTGGGGTGGCCACGAGTTTTGGATTGAACTCAAGTGTACCACGACTGACAATGTCTCACTGACTCCTTTTCAATGTTCTTGGCACATGCGCCGTGCAGCAGCTGGAGGCTGTTCATGGATTATGGTGGCCCATTCAAAGCATAATGCCCTGACGCTGCATCGCGGGATTGACGCCCTTCGATTGATTGAGGATGGGGTTTCATCATCAGTGGCCCATCGTCTGCATGCCCCAGTTGATTGGCCCATGGTTTTGCGGCTGCTTTGTATGACTGACTCACTGGGCGCGCGAGCTGTTTGACCGACTGACTGAGTGACTGTTTCGCTAGAAACGAGTGCAAAAGATTGATCTATTTTGCGCTTTTATTCGCGCTCTTACTATACTATAGTAATTGCAAGGTTAAGGCGAGGTGCCTGACCACAACAGTCATAAAAGGAGAAAGCTATGACTGCAGCAGCTAAGAAGAAGGCCACTTCCACAAAGGCCAAGAAGACCGTCACCAAGAAGACTGAGCTGACGGTTGTCGATCCCGCTGGTAATTCCGGCATTCCTGCACCGGCCCCGAAAGGGTTCAACGGTCGCAAGGTTAAGCTGGTCACCAAGACTGTCGAAAATCGCCGCCTTCCGAAACAGGCTGGCATTATTCTCGACACGCTCGAGGCGCTCGGCGGCGAGGCCACTCAAGAGCAGATCGTTGACGCGCTGCTCGATAACGGTCTCGCGACTGTTCAAACTCCCAAGCGTATCTACACTTTCTATCGCAAAGCGCTGATGGAAGATGGGTTTATCACCTACGCCTGACATTGACTGGGCGGTCGGTTCGCTGACCGCCCTTTCATCGTCCTTGGCCCCTGAGTGACTGACTGAGCCCTCTTCATCATCATAAGCGGCACCCATGCCTGACTGACTGATTCCAAAACCTTGGTTTTGGAACCTAACTTTGTTTGTCTGACTGTCTGATTGACTCGACTCGCGCTGCTGATAACTTTGGACTATTCTTTGCTGGCCGCGCGTACTATAGTAAGAGGGTAGTAAACAGCTTAATGGAGAAAGCTATGACATATATCACAGTCGAAAACGGCGAGTTGGTCACCAAGGACGGAGACCTCATCACTCCCGAGCTTGTGCCCCTGATTGCAGCGGTCCGCGCTCATGCGCTCGAGAACTACAGCATCGGTGAGGCGTGGGATCACGTCGTCGAGTGTTGGGAGGACGAGGATATCGCCGAGCAGATTCAGGCGTGCACGACTCCGGACGAAGCCATCGTGCGTATGCGCGAGCAGCTCTCGCCGATCGCCGAGCGCGAGCGGGAGGCCGAGCAGTATCGTGAGGATCCGGAGAGCGACTTCTACGACTGCTCCATCTGGCGCGACGAGGACCACGTCGCTGCTGGCAAGGTTCAGTAACTATGTGCGATAACGTCGTCACATTCTACACACCGAAGGGGCGCGAAGTCCCCCTTCAGTGTGGTCGCACTGGGTTCTTTGGCGAGCGAGTTATTTGTGAGCCGTGCCGCAACGACCGTCAGGCGATGCGCGAGATCGAGCGAGAGGAGCGCAACATTGAAGCTGACAACGCTTGGCTTCGATCAGCTGGTTGGGGAGAAATGTAAACCTTGGGGGCTTCGGCCCCCTTTCTTTTGCCCTCGCGCTTGAGTGACTGACTGGTATTCATCATCCCCCTCTTCATCATCATTAAGTTGCCTCACGCTGACTGACTCGCGCTCGCTCGTCCTGAAATGACTGACTGAGTTCTTTGTTTGTTTGACTGATTGACGCTGTTTGTGGCGTTAACCTGATTTGGGTTAACACGCGAGCAGCTCGCATGTTTTAAAAAAGTTCATAAAATAGTAAAAAAGATGTTTACTTTCTTATGAGCATCGGCAACAATGAATTTGTTGGAAGGGCGCAGTTGCTCTTCCCGAAAGCGAAAGGAAATCGCTATGACTAAGAAGCTCTCCAAGCCGTCCTCGAACGGTGCCACCGTTACCCCGACTGCCGATCCGAAGTCGATCGCACGTTGCGGTATCCCTGCCCCGTCCCCGAAAGGACGCAACAACGTGAAGCTGAGCCTTGCTAAAAATGCAGGCGAGCTGCTCGCGGCTAATCCGATGCCTGCGCAAGCACAGTCGATTTTGTTCGAGCTGCAGAAGCTTGGTGGTTCCGCCACTCAGCGCGAGCTGCTTGACGCGATGGCCGCAGATGACAGCTCGCTGTCGACTGTCCAGTCGCCCGAGCGGATCCTGACTTTTTACCGCAAGCGCCTGATCGAAGCAGATATGCTGATCGTTGGCTAACCTAACCGGCGGGGCTTCGGCCCCGCCACCTACTCGGAAGGAATGAAAAAATGAAACCAGTATTTATCGCACACGCTCGCACCATCGCAAAAAGAAAAGCTCAGGCATTCGGTGTCGTGCTTCCCTGCTTTCTTGGTCTGGGGGCTGCAGGCTTCCATCTTTTGTTCGGTGGCGCTGATCTGTTCGACAACATCGTCGGCATCATGCTGCTTGCGCTTGCCGTCGTTGGCACGCCATGGTCTCTGATCGGCCTGATCTGGTCCGTCGGTGACATGTCCGCCTGACACTGCTTTGAGTCCCAGCTGGACGCTGATCTGGCTGGGGCTTGCCGCGACCCCCATCCCCTAAAATCGCGCCGCACACACAAGAAAGTCTTTAGGCTGAGGTCGCTCGAATAATGCAGCATAAATTTTTGGATTAGGAACCTTTTACCCCCACCCCATAAAATAGTATGAAGGTCCAAGGAACCTTCTCCCACCCCCATTTTATTTTGATTTTGTTTAGTGTATCTTGGTTCAAGATCCATGGTTCTTGGGCGATCATTCGTATGGCGTATTCTTTAGGTTCTGGTAAAAATATCAAGACCGATTCGACTGGGCGCGTAACTTCTGTTGAATTAGGCAGTGGTGAGCGCGTAGGGTTTCAAGAAGCGCAAAAGCGAGCATATGATCGAGCTGTCGCTGGGGGAGACCCGTCAGGCGGTGGTTATCGGTATCGTACTCAGGCGATTAATAGTCCAGATGATGTGATTGACGCGGCCCAGCGTTTTGGGATTACGCCTGAAAATCCGTATGGTACAGCGCGGCCTCCTTCTGCGGTTGGCGGGTTTTTCCAAAGTTTAGCGAACGCGACAGGTGGTCAGGTTAATTACGATTTAACCCCGCGCCAACGTCAACAAGTTATGGACGTTGCTTACGCTAGAGCAATAAACCCTTTTAATGATCCAAATTTACCGGGGTATTCTTCGGATGCCGGTGGGGATCCGTCTCGGGGTATTGGTCGCGCGGGGTTAAAGGCAGGGGAGCGGACTACGAGCGGTATTGCAACGGCGTATCGCGCACCGATGTCTGGCCCTGATCGTTTAGCGGCGGGTTTAACTACAGCGTTAGTTCCCGGTGGTGGTATAGCAGCGGACCGTGCAACACGGGTTATGGGTGTTGGCGATGTTGTTCCAGAAGGGGCGACACCGTTACGCGGCGGTATTTTAGATATGCTTACTGGCGGTCAAACTGATTTTTTAATCGACCAAGGTTCAAGGCTCTTAGATAAAGTTTCTAATAAGGCTGATGAAATTATTAATCAGGGTAATGCGGTAAAGGCTGGTGAGCAGCAAATAAAGGGTGGTATTACCGGCGTACCTACGGAAAATACGCCGATTGAAAATATTCCGGGGATGTACCAAACAGCGGGTTTAGACGCTTTAAAAAATAATTTTTTTGATCCGAACGCGATAAACCGTCTTGG